AGGCGATCTTCCGGCACTATGAAGGGCTCATGGAGCACAAGCGCGGCCTCCGTGCCCAGCGAGCTGCCGATACCCGGAAGGTCAAACCAAGGTCAGAAGCAAAGGATAACGAGGAGGAGCAATCATGACTGAGTTGATCGTAGTCGGAGTGGTCTTGACAGTGGTGGGCCTTACCGCCGCCTACATCTTGAACAAGGCGGAGGAGAGAAGCTACCAGAAGAGAAGGAAAGGAGAGTAGGAATGGAACGGATGACACCGCGAGAAGCAACGGTCAGACGGATTGCCGCTCTCTCAGGGGATCAGGCCAGGGTCGCACTGGTGACCTTGATCGACTTTGGGATGGCCCCGGCGGGAAGGGTCTTGGGCAAAGCGTTGAAAGTAGCTGAGGCTCCGGGACCACTGAGGCACAGCTATGGAGTCGAGGTGGCGAGGTTGCGCAAGAGGTAAACGGATGATCGAAGTTGCAAACATCGAACCGTCCATGATCGAGCCGGACCCGGATCAACCCCGGAAGGTCTTCGACCGGGACGGGCTTATCGAATTGATGGACAGTATGAAGCACAACGGCCTTCTCCAGCCGATCATCGTGAGACCCTTGAACGGTTCCGGCAAGTACCGGCTCATTGCCGGGGAGCGCCGGTGGAGATCCGCGACTGAGCTTGGATGGAATGCGATCCCGGCAATCATCCGGGACGACGTTGACGAATTGACCGCGGCCAAGCTCCAGCTTTTGGAGAACATCACCCGCCGTGACTTGAATCCGGTCGAGGAAGCTCGCGCATACCAGCGATTTGCCCAGCAAGGAATGAGCATCGTCGAGGTTGCTGCGGTTGTAGGCAAGCGCCCGGCTGATATCTCCAATCGTATCGAGATGTTGAAGGCCAGAGAGGACATTCTTGAGCTTGTGGCGCGCGGGCACCTCTCTGCCAATCTCTGTTGGTACATGGCGCGGCTCTCGTACAACAATCAAGGGGTGGTCTTGAAGAAGATGGCCGAGGAAGGGCTGCCTTTGAGACAGGCGGCGATGCTGTGCGAAGCTCTTCTCGCCAAAGAACAGCAGATCGACATGTTCCCGGAGACGAAGCTGACCGAGCAACAGCAAGAGGTTGTCCGAATGACGAAGAGTGCCTTGGAGAAGGCATGCAAGGCGGTTGCCGACCTTCTGAAGATCGACAAAGACAATCCGGGCACCATCGGTACGGCAATGGCGACCGAAGCGGATGTCACCATTCGGAAGCTCAACGAACTGATCCTCATGAGCTACAGACTTGAGAAGGTATTACAGCGTAAACAACTGGCAGCTTCGATTAACTGACCACTATAGTTGTCATGTAAGGTATAAACCACTTGACATCATAGCTAACAAGTGTTAGACCAAAGTATAGGGAAAAATAAGGGAAGGACGAAGCAATGACGACCGCAACGATCAATAAGACAACTCGCAAAGTGAGTGATCGGGAAAAGAACCGGGCAATCGCCGAGACGATTGAGGCCGGTTGGTACGACAGATCGGGCGATGACCCCGAGTGTGTACTCAAGGCTCGTCGGGCAGAGTTCGATGAAGAAGAGTTTTTCGAGTGGATCGTTCGGATCGCCGAGGTCAGAGGCGAAGAGCCGGACTTCGAGTTCTACGGGATGTAGGAGGAACGAGATGACAGCCAAGATGGTGATACTCAACAGGAGCGACTTCAAAGACGACAAATGGGACTGGGTGCTGCAATCGTTGGAACTGGATACCCGCGAAGACTGGCAAGAGATCGAACAGGTTGCGATGCTGGTCTCCAGTTTCACGTTTGAGAAGGCTTAATCGAAAGGAGAAGGAAGTGAAACCAGTCAATCAGGAAGGGTGCAAGGTTCTGGATAGGCTGACCGAGGGGCTTACCCCGGAGAATGCCCACAAGCGGATCGACAACAATGGACCAGGATCAGGGATCATGGCGGTCGTCGTCGAGCGGATCGGCGAGTGCAACCTGGGGCCGAAGTTCTCAGTGTCCCACTACTACGAGCAGAACGGCGACCTCATGCGAGACCCGGAAATGGTATTCTTCAAATCCCTCGCTGACGGTAAGTATTACCCCGTCATGTTCAGACAGGATAGCTTGGGGATATGTCAGGAATCAGCGGTATTTGACGAGAATGACGTGTGGATCGGAGTCAGGCACAGACAGCAGGCCGACCATGCCACTTTCGCCGGGACATGGATGAAGAACATCAAGTATCAACAGAGAATGTAGGAGGAAGGAATGACGATGACATCGATGACCGCAGTTACCGAGCCGGTGATTCCCGCCGACGAGGTCGTTCACAAGGGGTACACCTATGGCCAGCTTCGAGAAGCCTTCACCGCGGCTCATGACCCGAAAGACTGGAAGGCTCCGATCTCTGTGTGGGTCCCCGGTGAGGCGGTGATGCTGACAGTTGCCGCAATCGAGTTCTACACCGCCACCAATCCGAAGGTGCAACTCAACACGGAGACGATGCGATATCTCATTACGAGCGAAGGTTATCGTCAGGGGCCAGCGGGCGATTGGTAGGAGGAAACAAGGTGAGACGAATCATTGTGAAGTATACCGGAGAGTGCAGGAAGTGCGGAGAGACCCTGTCAGTAGGAGCCGAGGCAGTGTACGAGAAGCGTGTCGGCGTTTTTTGCCCCTCATGCGCACCGACGGCACATCTGGAACCTATCGCACAACGGTTGATCTGTCGTTCCTGAGAATCATAGGGCAGGAGTAATTACCCGGTAATGAGTGACCGCTATCGTGGTCATCCGCGATAGAAAATACTTGACATCATAGATAACACATGTTAGACTGAGGTATACAAAAAAGGAGAAGGAGCAAAGGGAAATGGCCAAGAACAAGTTCGAGGATGTAGGCAAGGTACAGACCACAGATGCCAGCGCCGCGATGGTGTCGAAGGTAGTCTCTCCAAGCGGCGAAGTGCTAGGGCTCTCGTTCTGTAAATTCGTTCAGACTGAGACCTATACCGGCCCGGCCAAGGGCTTCATGGTTCCCAACGAGAAGCTGGACGAGTTTGTGGATTTGATCCGCAAAGCCCGGAGTTAATGCTCTCGATTGCCACGGAATCATAACGGGGCATTTCATATTGAGAGGAAGGACGAATCTTCGGACATGGTACGCGATTACAGTTGGGAGGGTATCGTGAGAGATTAACGGAATGAAACCCCACTATCAGGGCTGAGAAGCTCGAACTCAGACATTCGGACAGTTCAGCCCTGAAAGCGGGAGATTATCCCGAAGCGAAAGAGAGGAGGAAGCACTGACAATGGAACAGGCGGTACAGATGGGATTCCGGCCAGTCAAGGCAACGGTAGACATTGACAAGATCATCGAGTGCAATGTGGCGGCTCCATCCAAAGGGATGGTGAAGTCGGTCGCCAAATTTGGAGTGCTCTCCCCGGTGATACTTCAGAAGAACGGCGAAGGCTACAAGATCATCGCGGGACGCCGGCGGGTGAGCGCGGCCAAGGCCAACAAAGAGACGGAGATCGACGCCCTGGTCATCGATGACCTGACTTTGGAACAAGGGGCGATGATCGCCCTCACAGAGAACATGCAGCGCCAACCGAATCCGCTGGTCGAGGCCGACTTGATGAAGGTCCTGGTTGACACCGGGAAGACACAGAAGGAGATTGCCGCGGAGTTGTGCGTATCTCAGCCGCAAGTGGCGCAGAGGCTGAAGCTCCTGAACCTGTGTGAAGAGGCCCGGACAAGGGTAGAGGACGCGGAGATCACCGTCAGCATTGCCCGGAAGATGGCAGAGTTGCCGCACGAGAGGCAGCGCGAGTTGATCGACTTGATGGATAGCCGGGAGACAAAATTGACCGAACGCGATATCAACAATGCCAAGCGCGAGGGCAAGCTTGAGGACGTGCTGAACGAGCTTCCGACACCAATCAACAAAGTGGACGTTGTCAGGAGCCATATCGAGAACATCCGGCAATCGTTCACCGAGCTTGAGAAGCCGGAACAGACCGCTCTCCGGAAAGAGGTCATGGCCCTGTGCGAAGCCATTGGAATCAAGATGGTGAAGAAGGCCAAGGCAACCAAGAAGGGCGGCAAGACGGCTCTCAAGAAAACCAAGACCCCGAAGAACGGGAAGGCACCCGAGCCCGTTCAGGCCGATGCCCAAACCGAAGAGGGAGTCCCGGCATGAGAACGGTTGTTCTGTATCGCTGCCGATGTTGTCGGAATCGGGTTGAGGTTCCCACGACGGAACCCAATTCGGCATTCGATATCACTGCCTGGATTCCGCATGAGTGCCCGACCAAACGGGATGATGGAGTGAAGTTCCACGGAATAGCGGATATCGAAGGGTTCAAAGAGATCCCGGACCCGGAGACGAACGAAGGAGAATGATTGAGATGCCAACAGGAACAAAAGAGTGGGCTCCGACAAGCGTGAACTGTTGCTTCGGATGCTCCCATGGATGCCGGTACTGCTATGCCAGATACAACGCCGTCAGGAGATGGAAGACGATTGAGGCGGCGGATTGGCCCAAGATGGAGGTCAACGAAGATGCCTTGACCCGAACCTATTCTAAGTTCAAAGGCATGGTCATGTTCCCCACGACCCACGACATCACCCTCGATGTGCTCGATCCCTGCATGAAGGTTCTGGCCAAGCTCTTGGAGGCCGGGAACAAGGTGCTCGTGGTGTCGAAGCCGCATTGGGTGTGTATCAAAAGCATCTGCGAGACCTTCGTCAACTTCAAGGGACAGATACTCTTCCGGTTCACGATTGGGGGAGACAATTACCACTTGGCCTATTGGGAACCGGGCGCACCGAGCTTCGACGAACGGATGTTGTGTCTGGCCATGGCGCGCCGGAAGGGGTTCGAGACAAGCGTGAGCATGGAGCCCCTGCTCGAAACAGACATCGATGTCGTCTCGGAGTTGATCGACATGTTCGATCCCCTCGTGAGCGAGACGATTTGGATCGGCAAGATGAACCACATCGACGAGCGGGTCGAGATTCTCACCGATGAGGACGCTCGCAAGGCTCAGGCAATCCGTGACGGCCAAACAGACGAGCGGGTCACGCAGCTCTACCGGCGATTCAAGGACAACCCGAAGATTCAGTGGAAAGACTCTATCCGGGAGGTCATCGGGAATGTCGATGCAAGAGTGTAGAGTACTCCATATCTATGGGCAAGGATCGTTCCATGACGAGCTTGCCGTCATGGGAAATGAGGCGGCGCTTCAGGCTTTGGCCGAGACCATAAAGAAAGCACTGACCAACGGGATCGCTACGATGGATGCCTTTGTCAGTGACGGCGAGGGCTACACGGTGCGCATCAAGTGTCTTCGTGGTGATTGGGACACCTACGAGTGGCAAAATCTGGCCGTTCCGTACACAGCGGACTATGCCAGCGAGAAACGGCCCGGTGCCATTTACCCGGATGACTTGCTCAGTTCCCGAGAATAGCAAAGGAGGAGAAGAAACATGCCAACAGGAACAACGAGACCCAATAGAGGTTGCGGCCAGCGCGTCAGAGGGGGTGTCTACGCTTGTTGCGGCCTCAGCCCCTTCGGGAAGCCGATTGAAGACTTCTTGATCGACCCGGCGATCAAGATCGATACCGGCCCGTTCCGAACCCCCCAGTTGTTCAAGCGGGATGGGGTGAACCACGTGCTGATTTGGGTCGGCGAGCAGTTCTACCCTTCCGCCACGGACTTCATAGAGGAGACCCGGCAACAGGGGATCAGCCGCCGCTTCCCATCGACCTTCGATTTCTCCAAGCTCTCGCCGGGGAGCCTGATGTACTTCGTTCACCGTAATGCACAGGTAAAGGATCATCAGAAGATCACCGCCGCCCTGGAACTCATGGGTATTACATCGTTATGTCCCAAGCGCATCAAAAGCCATGCCACCCCTCGGGCGGAGGTTCCATGCCTTGGCTTGAATTACCCTCTCGCATCACTGCTCCCAGGAACGACATTCGATACCGAAGATGCCGATGGTAGAGAGCGCGACGTGGCGATCAGGGAGGTCGGTGATACCCGATACGTCGTACCGGATGCCCACAAGCTGAAGGAGAAGGCCGAGTACGAGATCGGCATCTTTGGAGCCTTCCCCATCGCGAACCTTGAGTACGTCAAGGGCGAGAACGGGGAGATGGACCCGGATGTGGTCAACAGCATCTCTCAGACTTCCATCAAGGTGGTGTTCTGCGATGACTAGCAGCGAGAAGAACCTGACGGTCATTCTATGCCGGGACGGTGAACCGATTGGCAACCCGATTCCGGTCGGTAAGTTCGAGCCGCATGGGTACTACGCGGACATGCTGGCCTACAGTGCGGCTGTGCGGGCACCGTACCGGGTCGAAGTCTGGCTGACCAGGTGCAAAACACCGGAAGAGATGGCAACGGTTCCCGCGAAGCCACGCGGCAGACCGAAAGGCAGTCCAAATCGACCGAAGGGGGAAAGGGGTGGAAGTCGAGTTCACGTTGAGGCCGTTGACGATCAAGGAGGCGATCATGGCACAGGAGATCATCGACCGGGTGAGCAGAGGGCAAGTGATCCCGGTGGCGACCTTTGCGAAGTTGGTAGCGTCACGGTCTGATGTGGCCGTCGGAGATGTGATGGCTTTGCCGGTTACGGAGATCCCGGACTTGATGCGCCAACTGGCCGAGTCCCTGAACCGGGCATCGGCATTGATGGTACTGGAGCAATCCATGGGCAATCCAAACTTGAAAGGAGAGAACGAATGTCCAACAGGGAAGTCATTATCCAAGGAACCGAAGTCAAGCACCCGACGGCGAAAGAGCAAGCGTTCGACCGATTGATCCGGGCGGTCGAGGACCATCGGAGAACCGTCGAAACGCAGATCGTGAAAAACAGAAGAGTCCTCAAGGAATACGCGAATCAGCAAACCGTTCTCAAAAGAGAGCGCGGAGTCATTACCAAGCAACTCCGACAATTGCGAGCGGATCGGGATGCACTTCGACAGGGCTGATATTACCCCGTTATAGACCACTATAGTGGTCATTTCATGTATAAAACACTTGACAGGCAGGCTAACAAGTGTTATACTAAAGTATAGGAAAAAAGGGGAAGGAGAAAAGGAAAATGGAAAAGGGAGATAAGCGGTTGATGTGGGACGGGAAACGGAATTGGCCCGTGACGCTACACAGCAAAGTGAATGGAGGCTGGTTAGTACAACTCGAAAACGGAATGTTGTGCGGGCCAGTGGAGGAAGGACCAGCGACACTACGGTAACAGCCCCGGAGGGCGCAAGCCGGGGGGAGGGATCGCGATGAATAAGACACGGAGAGAGCAAATACAAAAGGTGATCGATACAATCGGAGACATCAAGCAAACGATAGACGATATCTGCTCCGACGAACAGGACTACTACGACAACATGCCAGAGGGATTGCAGGAATCGGAGCGGGGGCAAACCGCTGAGGGCGCTATCTCCGCTCTGGAGTCTGCCAGCGATGTACTCGATGATGCAATATCCAATCTTGAGGATGCGCAAGCGTAGCCCCGGATGCGAAAGCAGGGGCATGGAGGAGAAGGAAATGGACTGGATCGCATATTGCACCACCTGCCACAAGGAGATCGACCGAGCGCCGAACGGAGCTATGGTGGAAGCCGCCGGGCGGCTGCATATCAGAGGGCTCTCGCGTGCTTGCGATATGAGTGACCCGGAATGGTACGGTCCTCATCCCGATCACGAAGTGATAGTCGGGATAGAGGTGACGGCATAGAGGAGAATGGACATGATGGAACTCACACTTGAACAGCTTGCAAGCAGGGCCAAGGTCAGAGTCGTATCTGATCCCACAATGTGCTCGACAGACTGTGAAGTCATCGAAGTGAGGGGTGATGGTGGCTGTGACCGTTGTGGAAAGTCTGATGGGCCGAACTGGGACATCGAAGATGACGAGGGCTTTCCTCTCTGCGACCAGTGTCTACTAGAAGTCTACAGGGGCAGAGTCTACGACATCGAGCCCCCGGCGGTAATCGTCACGATATCGGGCGGAGTGGCCGACGTTATTGCCAAGTCCAGGGGAGTCAAGGTGATCATCCGGGACTACGACTGCGACGGTGCGGACGATGATCGGTTGACCGCTGATTCGGATGGTGCGAAACACTACGAGTCGGTCTATGAGGCCGAGATGGAGATAACCCAATAGAGATGGTGTGTTTCCCTTCTTTTTACCCGTCGAAAACCCTTTCGGAGTGTGTTTTTTGCCATTATTGTTGACTATAGTGGTCATTGCAGGTAGAATACTGTTGTCATGATGTACACATCTTGCTATGCGGTGAACGGAAAGGACCCTCGCGCGGTTGCGATTTCCCGAGGTGTTCCGCTTTGGTTCAAAGGTAGAGTCTATACCAAGCTGGCACCCCCTCTGTTCATCCTTGAGGAGAAGCGGAGCCCGGCGGAATATACCAGGCTCTATCAGTCCTTCGTGTTGGCCAAGCTGACTCCAAAGGAAGTGCTGGCCGACCTTGGAGATGAGGCCGTGCTTCTGTGCTGGGAACGACCGGACGAATTTTGCCATCGGCACATCGTTGCCGAGTGGTTGGCAAAGGGGCTCAAGATAACCGTCGAGGAGTTGGTTCCACCGAAGCCGGGCAATGAGCAACTGACATTGATCTGAGGGAGATGGTATGGACAACATTCACGAGAGTCTGAAGGGGCTGGCAATCGACATCGACAAGGTCGAGGCTGATCCTCGAAACGCAAACAACCACCCGGAGCGTAACATCGAGGCCATAATGAAGAGCCTTGAAGTCTACGGGCAGAGGAAACCGATTGTCATCCGAAGAAAGACGATGACGGTCACTGCCGGCAACGGGATGTTCGAAGCGGCCCAACGGCTCGGATGGGATCAGATTGCGGTTCTGTTGGTAGACGAGTCTCAGGAGATGGCCACCGGCTTTGCGATCATGGACAACCAATCGGCGCGGCTGTCCGACTGGAACATGACCGCGCTGAAGGACCTTCTGGAAGAACTTGATTCCGCTAATTGGGACATGGATGCTACCGGATTCACGCCCGAAGAGATAGAAGACATGATGACTGCGGCTCCGCCAGCGGAAGAGCAATCTGACGGTGATGGTGGTGGTGGACTGGGTAACCCGGTAGTTCAATACACCATCATCTTTGACGACGAGCAACAGCAGGACAAATGGTTCGGTTTCATCAAACATCTCAAGAGCCTCTATCCGGATGCCGAAACGATTGCGTACCGATTGCAGATGTACATCGATTCCTTGGACATTGGGGCTCTGGAGGAGGATGTCGATGGTGAGGATTAGGGAGTACATTGACAACGATGTACTGACTGAGTCGCGCAATCGCATCCGGCACATCTTTGATATCTTCGACACTGTGGTCGTGATGTTCTCCGGTGGCAAGGATAGCCTTGTCACATTGCATTTGACATGGGAGATTGCCCAGGAACGGGGACACAGTCGCGTGAACGTGGTGTTCCGGGACGAAGAGTTGATTCAAGAGTCAGTCATCGACTTTGTCAACTCCTACAGAGTCCAGCCCTGGGCGAGGATGCTGTACTTCGCAGTGCCTTTGGCCAGTAAAAAGTATGTGCTCGGCAAGACCTATGAGTACGTGCAATGGGACCCGAACCGGAAGCACATCCGACCGATCCCGGAGCACGCCATAACGCTGGAATCCAGTGACAATCGGGTCTTCGACCAGTACAGCATGGACGCCTATGTTGCCAGATATTTCAAGGGCAAAATTGCGTTCCTGACAGGTGTCCGCGCTCAAGAGAGCCTAATGAGGTATCAGTCATGTGTTATAAAGCTGAATGAGAACTACATTTGCACCCCTCCGAAGACAGGCGATCTGCAGTCGGTTCCCGTGAATGTCAAGCTCTGTAAGCCAATATTCGACTGGTCGGAAGACGACATCTTCAAGTATCTGTACGACAACGGCATTCCGTATTGTTCAACCTATGATTCTCAGTTGTGGGCAGGAAGCGCTCTCAGGGTGTCAACCCCGCTACACGCTGAATCAGCCAAAAGGTTCGATGCACTGAGAATCATGGAGCCGGTGTTTTATGCACAAGTGGTCGACCTGTTCCCGGAGATGCTGGCCCACGAGAGGTACTTCAAAGACCTTGATCGAGATGCGGTCAAGCGGCAGTACGGCCAGAGCTTCGAGGGAATCAGAACTTGGATTGAGGAAAACATCACCGACGAGCATGAGCTATCCTTGGCACTCAGCCGTCTCGCGGAGGTCGAGAAGAGTGCCAAGAACTGCCCGGAGGCCTACCCTTTGAAGCACGTCGTGACGCAGTTCATAAACGGCGCGTACAAGCGCCGCATCCTCCCAATCAACAAGAGGGATCAAGATCGGGAAAGGAGAAGACGTGAGCGATCCAGTTGATAACATCAAGTGGCTTCCAGCTACCAAATTACAGAGTAATAACTACAACCCGAATGTAGTGTTCAATGCTGAGTTGCGGTTGCTTGAGCGGAGCATCCTGAAAACCGGATGGGTGCAACCGATCTTGGTCAATCCCGAAGGAATCATCATTGACGGATTCCATCGTGTCATGCTCAGTCGCGATAGCAAAGAACTCCAGAAGAAGTATGGTGGGCTCGTGCCGTGTGCGGTTCTCGATGTTGACCGACCAACGGCGATGGTCATGACCGTCCGAATGAATCGGGCAAAGGGCTCGCATATCGCGATTGACATGAGCAAGCTCGTCAAAGAGCTGCATGTGGAACACGGCATGTGCAAGGAGGAGATTGCTCGTGAACTTGGAGCCACGATAGATGAAGTTGATCTGTTGCTTCAGGACGGTGTGTTCAAAGCCAAGAACATCAAGGATCATGTGTATTCAAAGGCATGGTACCCGGCGGAATCGAAGCCACCGGCACCGCGGCGGAAGGGGCGGAAGTGACTGATACGGCGGAATTCGCAATGACCAATTGCGCCTACGATGTCGTCAAGTCGTTTGTCTCAAGGGCGGCAAAGGACAGGGTGAGCCTGAAGGACACTCCTTCGACAACATGGTACAGGCTCGATAGCATCGGTGGAGAACTTCTTGGGGTTGCTGGACTCCTGCGGTTGACTGGCGGAGGGGCACGGATCAAGGGGGTATGGATCAAGCCGGATGCCAGGGGGAAGGCATGCGGGACATTCCTGACTCTCAAGCTCATAGATGCAGCAAAGATGGCAAACATGCCGCACATCGAAGCCTATGCCTACAACGAAGCGTTCTATGTCAAGCACGGGTTTCGGAGGGTCGGAGGACGACCAAACGGGGCAGGAAGGATGGTGAAGACGCTATGAACAGTTACAATGGATTCTCACCCACGCAACGAATGAAGGCACTGGAATGGCTCAAGAGCGAAATCCGGGCTGGTCGGCGACAGGCGAATCCTCAGCGGTGCGACCTGTGCGGACAGACGCGCGGAATCATCGAGTGGCATTCGGAAGACTACACTTCCCCGTTCGGGGCGAATATCGGGCGATGGGGGCTCTGTTATCGGTGTCACATGATGGTCCATTGCCGGTTCGCGAGCCCGAAGGCATGGCAGGCATACCTGAAGGCCGTGCTCGCAGGGGCAATCTTCGCGCCGCTGATGACTAGAAACTGGCTGCAATTCAAACAAGATCACCTCGTGCGACTGGGAGTGGGTGTGGATCATGGGGTAACAACTCCGTATGATAGCCCTTTCCTCAATGACCTGAGAAGTGCTCCAAAGACGGTGTAACAGTGGCAGAAACGTGGGATAGACTGCCCAATGAGCGGCAAAAAGCATACCGGGCATTCGTTATGTACCGGGATATGTTGGCTGACCGTTCGCTTGATAAAGTAAGGCAGAAGCTCGGCAGATCACCGTCATATAAGCGTGTCTTGGAGGAATGGTCGGCCAAGCACAGGTGGCAAGAGCGAGTGAAGGCTTATGATGAGCATCTTGCCGAGAAGCGACGCGAGGCTCAAGAGCGTGCAATCGTCGAGATGGCCGAGCGACAAGCCAGAGAGGGTATGACTCTTCAGGCAGTCGGCATGGCATGGGTGGACTCGCTTCGTGGCCCTGATGGGAAGCCAGACAAGAACAAGATTGCCGCCTTGACTGCGAATGAGGCCGCACGTTTGGTCGACCTCGGACATAAGATCGAACGGGTTGCTCGTGGTGAGCCTGAGACCATTTCTGAGACCAAATCGAAGAATGTCGACCTGAGTGACGAACTGGCAGAGCGACTTCTCAAGGCGATGGAGATGGATGTTCCTCCAGACCTGGATGCGGGGAGTGGTGGTGTGCGAGTAGGGTGATGGCGCTCGTCAATTACGATGTCATATCTCATGGTTTGAATCAGAAGTTTCGAAGTCTCCCTCGGTTCAGCCAAGGAGTCTTTGGACTGGAACCAACCACGTTTCATCTGGAATGGATGAGGGAGTTGGTCAACCCGGCAAACCGGAAACTTCTGTTCATATGCCCCCCCGACAGCGCCAAGACAACAATCGTCGGAATCATCTATTCGGCTTGGCGCATCTGTAGCAACCATAACATCCACATAGGATACGTGTCTGATACCGGCAAACAGGCCATGCGGCAATCGCTCGCAGTTCGGGATGTGATCGACCAAGACCCTATCCTGAGATTGGCCTATCCTAACCTTGAGCTTGACGAAGCCAAAGGCACGGCCCGGAACGAGTGGTTTGTCAAACGGGCGAACATCGGGGACAAAGACGCGACATTCAGATCAACCGGCGTTGGCGGGCCTCTCCTGGGAGCACGACTTGACGAGTTGATCGTCGACGACGTCATGGACAAAGAAAACTCCACGTCCAAATTACAGCGTGATAAGGTCTGGGAATGGCTGACGACCACCGCCTTTTCGCGGGTCGTCTCCGGCGGAAGAATCATCGCGATTGGCACTCGTTGGCATGAAGACGATGCTTATGGCCGCATGATTGCAAAGGGATTCAAGCCGATCCACTACAAAGCCATCCAAGATGATGGAACCCTTCTGTGGAACCGCTGGGCCTGGGTTGACATCATCGACAAGCGTGACACACTTGGCGCACGACTGTTCAGTCTGATGTATCAGGGCGTGGTCATGGAAAACGCCGGCGGCATCTTCCAACACAAATGGTTCAGATATGCCAGGGTCATCAATGCCCCTGCCGAACCGACAGTGATCGTGAACGGCGAATCCTATCGGGTGACCAAGGTCATTCAATCGATGGATACAGCCCAAAAACAGAATGAGGACAATAGCTATTCAGTGATTGCGACGTGGGGCGTGTTTCGACTGGGGTACATCCTTCTGGATTTGTGGCGCAAGAAGGTCCCCTTCTACCGTTTGAAATCAGCAGCAAAGACCTTGGGGGAGTATTGGTGCCCGGACTTGATCTTGGTCGAAGACAAATCCAGTGGATCATCTCTTATCGACGATCTTCGGTTCGAGACAAAGCTCAAGATTCTTCCGTGGGGTGTGGACAACGACAAGACGGCCAGAGCCGAAAGTGTAACCACCTTCTTTGAAGGAGGTCGGGTGTTCTTCAGGGAAGACGCCGCCTATCTCGGCGACTTCGAGCCGGAACTTGAAGCATTCCCGAATGGAACACATGACGACCAAGTTGATACCTGTACTCAGTTTCTGCACTACATCCGGGCACTTGAGAAGTCCAAGAAGGGAACAGTCAAGGCGAGTTCATGAGTGAATACAGGCCCGTAGCTCAATTGGTCAGAGCATCGGTCTTTGAAGCCGAGGGTTGTAGGTTCGAGTCCTACCGGGTCTGCCAGCTATTACGAAGTAATGTGATGGGAGGGGAGTGATGGCGAGAATGGTCAAGCCAGAGGGAGAAAACAAGAGCAAGGTCAAAGCGTATGTGCTCGGTGACGGGCAAGTCATTTCGAGCGATGTCCTTGACCGATACACGTCCAAGCGGTCGAAAGAGGTCAAGAGCCGGGCGCTGTCCAAGACGGAGATGGCGAGCCTTGGGAGGCAAGGCATCATCATGCCCCCCGTCAACTTCGTGGCCCTCGTCAACCTCTTGGATAGCAACACGTGGCACAGTAAATCGGTGCGGACGAAAGCCAAGGACACCATCGGCCACGGCTGGGACCTTGAGAGCGATGTTGACGATGAGGGGAACGTCACCGGCTCAGAGGAGAACAAGCTCAAACTGTGGAAGTTCTTTGAAGAGGCGGCGTTGCAGAGTGGTGAGACGATCACCGATATCGTTAACCGCATCCTGATCGACTATGACACGATAGGCAATGCCTACATGGAGATCATCCGGGCAGATCGAAACGACGGCGAGCCTGTTGGGTTGGCCCACGTACCGGGAGACACCCTCTATTCCCACCAAGATGGGAAACGTATCCTTCAACGGGTCGGGGCCAAGACAGTATGGTTCAAGCGGACCGGAATTGATGGGATACTCAACAAGGATACCGGCCTCTTCGATAACGGTACACCATTCGAGCAGACGGCGACCGAGCTTATCCATTGGAAGGACTACAGCCCTCGATCCGAGCACTACGGCCTTCCCGGGATTCTCCCGGCTGTGGGCGCGATCCTCGGCGACATGAGCCAGCGTGACTACAACATCAAATTCTTCGAGAACTACGCCATCCCGCAGTACGCGGTAATCGTTGAGAATGGCGACCTCGATGAAGAGACGAGGGCGACTGTCAAAGACTACTTCGCGACCAAAGTCAAAGACGAGCCCCACTCAACCCTCGTACTCACAGTACCGGCGGCTGAGCCCGGACAAGAGGCTGTCAAAATCAGGTTCGAGAAGTTGGCAGTTGACGTCCGCGAGGCGTCCTTCAGGTTGTACCGCCAGGACGTCAGAAATGAGATTCTGGCCGCGCACGCGGTGCCCCCCTACCGATTGGGTCTGGCTGAAACCGGAGCCCTCAGTTCTACCAATATCAACATCGCCAACCAAATCTACAAGTTCCAGGAGATCGATCCCAGGCGAATGATGATCGAACACAAGATCAACCTCTTCGTCGTCCGGCAAGGGTTCGGGATCACCGATTGGGTGTGGCGACTGAACGAATTGGACGTCTCCGACCGGGTAGCCGATGCGGATTACTACACCAAACTCGCGGATAGCGCGTTCATCACCCCGAACGAAGGGCGCGAGGCTGCCGGATTCGACAAGTCAGAAGACCCGGCAATGGACATGCACTACTACCGGGGCATCGCTCTTGCGGATCGGGCGATGGCCACCCAAGACCGGGCCAGAGAGATCGTCAACGAAGACGAGGCCGCGGCGGCTCAGCAGGGGCTGTCCAAATGAAGATCGTCGATGCGATATGGCTCCCCGTGATTGTCAAGTACGAGATCCAGTGCGACTGTGGCCGGCGGTTCAAGTGGCCAGCCGGTCTCCCGGTAAGATGTCCCCAATGCGGGGCAACGATGGAGGTGGAAGATGCCAGTCCTGCCAAAGAGTAACCTGAGCAGCCGGGCCATCGCCGTCCATGTGCTTGCTCAGACCGGAGAGCTACCGGCTCTATATCGAGCGCCAAAGAGCCAAATCCAGCTTGAGAAGCAAATGGCCAAGGAACTCAGGAAGGCACTCCTCGGGATAGGGTCGGGGTTGGTCAAAGAGTTGGGCAAATCGGATCGGATGCTGTCTCCGGAAAACCTCTTCGGCTACTTCGATGCCGACATCAAGGCCAGGGCCAAAGGGTTGGAAGCCGCCTTTGAGAAGCACATGGGGCTCGCTATGGGGACAGGATTCGTCCGGGGCTCCAAAGAGGTCAGGGAGATGCTTGGGCTCGTGCTCACGTGGAGCTTGAAGAACCCGGACGTCCAACGGATACTGGCCGAGCGATCGTTCGTGGCTTCCGAGAAGACAATCGAGCGGATGAAGGGCGATGTCATGGCGATCCTTCGCCGGGGCTATGATGAGGGGCTCGGAAACGATGCCGTCGGCAAGTTGCTCAGAGATGCCTTCGACGGGATGACGCACCAGCGCCTTGAGATGATTTCCCGGACGGAGATCGGGAGCGCCCAGAACCTCGGCGCGATGGAGAGCTACATCAAGGCTGAAGTCGCGCGGGTGCAATGGCTGGCAAGCCTGGATGACCGAACCCGCGAGTCCCACGTGATGGAGCACGGGC